TGGTTGATATTGATGACACCCTCGATAGTATCTTTAGCAGTGATATGGCTATTGGCAAATATGTCGCACAACGTGCTGGTATCGGCATTAACGCGGGCAGAATCAGGGGCATCAACAGTAAAATCAGGGGTGGAGAAGTTCAACACACAGGTGTGGTCCCCTTCCTTAAAAAATTTGAGTCAACTGTCAGATGCTGTACGCAAAACGGTATCAGAGGAGGATCAGCTACTGTCCACTTTCCTATCTGGCATCAGGAAATCCAAGACATCCTCGTCCTCAAAAACAACAAAGGAACAGAAGACAACAGAGTCAGAAAACTCGACTACAGTATCCAGTTAAGTGAATTATTTTACCAAAGGTTTATCGACAATAAGGAAATCACGCTTTTTTCCCCTCATGATTGTCCTAACTTGTATGAGAGTTTTGGGACCCCTGATTTTGATAGGTTATACTGCGAGTACGAAGCTGATGAATCCATCCCTAAAACCACAGTCGGAGCACAAGAACTTATCCTCGACTTATTAAAGGAGAGGGCAGAGACAGGTCGTATATATTTGATGAATTTAGATCATTGTAATAGTCATTCTTCCTTTAAAGATAAGGTTGAGATGAGTAATTTGTGTCAAGAGATTACATTACCTACCTATCCTATTCAGCATATTGATGATGAGTATGGAGAGATTGCCTTATGTATTTTAAGTGCTGTGAATGTAGGTAAGATTAGATCTGATGAAGAATTAGAGGACTTATGTGATCTTTCAGTACGTGGTCTAGAGGAACTGATAGACTATCAGAAGTACCCTGTAAAGGCAGCAGAAGTTGCTACAAAGGCACGTAGATCACTTGGAGTAGGATTCATTGGTTTAGCACATTATTTGGCAAAACTTGGATTCAAATATGATTCTCAAGAGGCATGGGATGCTGTACACGGATTATCTGAGTCATTCCAATATTATCTTCTTAAGTCATCAAATAAGATTGCACAAGAGAAAGGTCATTGTGATAACTTTGGACGTACCAAATATGCTGATGGAATCCTTCCTATAGATACATATAAGAAGGATGTGGATGAAATTTGTAGTCAGGAGTTGCAGCATGATTGGGATAGTTTACGGAATGATATCACCACCCACGGTCTTAGGCACTCAACACTGTCCGCACAAATGCCTTCGGAGAGCAGTTCCGTTGTGTCAAATGCAACCAATGGAATCGAGCCACCTAGAGACTACTTGTCCGTTAAGAAGTCAAAGAAAGGGCCTCTTAAACAGATTGTTCCATCCTATCAGTCACTAAAGAATGCTTACACATTGCTGTGGGATATGCCTGGTAATCAGGGATACATAAATGTAGTAGCAGTCATGCAAAAGTTTTTTGACCAAGCAATCAGTGGCAACTGGTCTTACAATCCAGAGCAATACCCTGATGGTGAGGTACCAACCAGTGTAATGGCAAATGATTTACTTACCACCTATAAATTAGGGTGGAAGACTTCTTATTATCAGAATACATATGATGCTAAGAAGGATATAGATGAACCAGCACATCCAATAGGATGGCATGAGGAAGCATTTAAACCTAACTCTGGTAATGATATTAATGCTCTAATAGATGAGTTGATGGAAGCAGACGAATCAGAATGCGAGGCTTGTAATGTTTAGTAAAGAATTGAAAGAGGGAACTAAGAAGTCCCACAACGCAGCAGAGAATACTAAGTTTGTATCTCAATTCCTTAAGGGGGTATTGAATCAAGATGAGTATGCTAAGTTGCTTAGTAACTTTTATTATGTGTATCAGACGATGGAGGAGTGTGTCAGTAAATCAACTGACCCCTTAGTGAAGAATCTTCATCGATGGAATGCTACACTATTCAGGACATCTTTCCTTAGCAGGGATCTTAGATACTACTATGGTCCTTTGTGGAGAGAGTATGCAAAACCTTCTGAAGCCTGTAACACATACTGTTATAGGATCAATGAGGTTGCAGAAAAAGATCCATACTTACTGATAGCACACCACTACACACGTTACATTGGTGACCTGTCTGGTGGTCAGATACTAAAAGGTATTGCTCAGAAGGCACTTAACCCACCAGTGGGTGAGGGTCTACACTTCTATGACTTCCCTCGTATTGAGGACTCTAAGGCATGGAAGAATGAATATAGAGCAGTGCTAGATGGTTTAAACTTTGATGAGCAGCAGAAGAATGCTTTAATTACTGAAGCAAACTATGCTTTCCGTCTTAACATGTATATGTTTGACGAGATTCAAGGTGATGCTGGTAAGTCTTTATGGAAAATATTATGGAACACTATCCGAGGTAAGTAATGACAGACAAACCTTATGATGATTCCAATTGGAGAGAGGAGTATAAAGGTTATACCTCTAGCAGGTATGAACTAGATCTTCTTGAGAATGGACCTCATAGCCTTGCACAGTCTTGGATGATGGGTGCATTGCATAACAAATGGAAAAAGATGAAGGGATATAAGGATCCCGAACCACCTAACTGTCAATCATCACTGAAGGAGTCGTTAAAGAAATGGGGTTAAGTGTATTTAATTCTGAAAAGGTAGATACTACCAAGCAACCCATGTTCTTTGGTAAACCTCTCGGCATGCAGAGGTACGACCAATATAAGTATCCTGATTTTGATAAACTAACTCAGACACAGTTAGGATACTTCTGGAGACCTGAAGAGGTCTCACTTCAAAAGGACAGAGGAGACTATAAGACTCTCTCTGATCAACAGAGGCACATATATACTAGTAACCTGAAGTACCAGATCTTATTGGATTCAGTCCAAGGTCGTGGTCCAGGTATGGCATTTTCACCATACTGTAGTCTTCCAGAGTTGGAAGGTTGCATGGGTGTCTGGGAATTTATGGAGCAGATCCACTCTCGCTCCTACACTCACATAATAAAAAATGTATACGCTGATCCAAGTGAAGTCTTTGATAGCGTATTAGATGATGAAAAGATCTTGGCACGAGCAGAGTCAGTGACCAAAGCATACAATGATTTCATTGAATATGCTGGACAGTATGCTAGTGGTAATCTATGGGCTAAGGATGCTAGGACATCACCAAGTCACCATTGGACCATAAGAGATCTTAAGAGGTCATTATACAGAGCAGTTTTAAATGTTAACATCCTCGAAGGTATTCGTTTTTACGTGTCTTTCGCTTGCTCTTTTGCTTTTGGTGAGCTCAAGCTCATGGAAGGATCTGCTAAAATCATATCCCTTATTGCAAGAGACGAGTCTCAACATCTTGCACTTACTCAAAAAATAATATACAAGTGGAGGAAGGGTGATGATCCTATGATGCAGGAGATTCACGAGGAAGAGAAGGATAATGTCATCCAAATGTTTAAGGATGCAGTTGAAGAAGAGAAGGACTGGGCTAAGTATCTCTTCTCAGAAGGAAGTATGATCGGACTGAATGATAGATTACTATCACAATATGTTGAGTGGATCGCTAATAGAAGGATGAAAGCGATAGGTATAGACCCTATCTACGATATATCTGCAAAGAACAATCCGTTACCTTGGACGGAGCACTGGCTAAATAGTAAAGGTCAACAGAATGCTCCTCAGGAAACTGAGATTGAATCTTATATCGTTGGAGGGATTAAACAAGATGTCGAATCTGATACCTTTAGTGGATTTAAGCTCTAACCTATTGCGGAAGGTTAGAAATAGATGGTTTAACAATCGAGATGAGAAGATGGAGAACTCCAGAAGAGAGATTGATCCGTTCGCTGAAAGACCCGAAACATGGTATAAGGGACCACTTATCTTTCCTGCGTTCCCTGAAGAGGGAACTGAAGACCACGAGACCTTCCAGACTGCCAAGGCAGAAGCATACGAAGAAGCGTGGTCAGACTGATTAAGAAATGTATCAAGAAATACATTTTAATTGCATAAATAGTAAGGGTATGCTAACATACCTGTACGTTCAACCTCATTAGAGGTCGCAAGTAAGCCGACTCGGAACGGATACGTTCATCCCATGTTTCACCTAGCAGTTATCGCAACCGCCTTCACCTGTATTGATGCTCAAATGCTCATCGATAAGATGAGTGAGTATAAGATAGAGGAAGAGACACGAGCTGAGATGATCAGTGTAGTGATGGGAGAAACAAGTCATTGCGACTGGGACGCAAAAGCCGACTGAAGGAACGGGTCTTATCCACCCTACCTTTGGAGAAAGCCAATGGCAAAAGTCACTTATCGTGGAGTCGAGTATGACTCTGACGAATACAACGCAAAAGTTATTCGTGAGAATAACCAGCGTAACAGACACGATTTAATGTATCGTGGTCTCAAGGTTTCCAAAAAGTTGGTAACCGCCTAACCTAAATAGTGGGGACGTAAGTCCCCATTTTTTATGAAAAAATTTGAAGTAACATATCGTCTGCCCACTACTGGTACAAAGTACCATAAGACTATAGTGGAGGCAGACAATCAAGTGTTCGCCAATAAAATATTTGACGCACAAATACCAAGTGCAGACCGTTGTGGTAACGCACGTGAATTACATAACCAATGAAGATAGATACACAAGGGATGAGTGGTCCAGTTGATCCCAATTATAAAGCAAGACCACTAGAGGAACAGCAAAGGGAATTACCTAAGGCAATCATCACACCTCGTAGGTTGTTTACCCCTGAGTATGTTAAGGAAATGAAGATCCTTATCAATGAAGTGTTGGATGAAAGACAATACCAGAAGGAACTGGCACAAGCAGTTGACAACCCCACTCCACCTGGTATATCATACTTTGATGTAGAGAAATTCAAACATTCAATAGATGACCCCGAACCTGAATACCGTCGGGGCTAAATACCAACAAGGGGTCCTATGGACTGGGATTTAGAATTAAAGAACCAACAACTAGAGCACATGTTAACAGTATACCAAGATCACATCGAGGAACTAGAAGCAGAAGCTAAGGAGATGAAAGAGGAGATCCTCTTTCTCAAGGAACAGCTTGATCACAAATCCTTTTTAAGTATTGTTTATGAAGACAACGAGACGTAAGCGTATTGGTGTCATGTGCTCAGGCAAGGGCACCAACTTTGAGAATATAGTTCTCACATGTAACAAGCACGAGGTAGTGCTTATGATACATGATAAAAAAGAGTGTGGAGCAGCGAGAAGAGCAGAGAAGTATGGAATTCCACACGTAAGGGTAAAGCATAATAGAGAAGACGAGATGATTGCCCTCTTCAAATCATGGAGAGTAGATCTAATAGTCTTAGCGGGGTACATGAGAATACTAAAGCGTCCTTTAGATTTCCATTGCCCCATTATTAATGTTCATCCATCATTACTACCAAAGTATAAGGGATTACATGCTGTTGAACAGGCCCTAGATAGTAATGACGAGGTAACAGGATGCACAGTACACTATGTGAATGAAGAGTTAGATGGTGGAGATATAATAGCTCAGAAGGAAGTAGAAATATTACCTGATGATACTATAGACACACTGACTAGACGTATTCAACTACAAGAGTATGCACTGCTGCCATATGTGATTGATAATTATGAAACCCCAATCAGCGAAAGGGAAAGGCCGACGCTTTCAGCAGTGGGTGCGGGACCAACTTATAGAGCACAGGGAGATACATCCAGAGGACATCGAGTCGAGATCGATGGGGGCGGGTGGAGAAGACTTGATTATGGCTCGTGATGCTAGACAAAAGTTTCCTTTTAGTATAGAATGTAAGAATCAAGAGAAGTTAAATGTCTATGAGGCATATGCACAAGCATGTGCTAACTCAGGAGACCATGAGCCTATCTTATTCATGAAGAAGAATCATAAGAAACCCCTAGTAGTTGTAGATGCAGAATGGTTCATCAGAAATTTCAACCTGTAGATGATTTACTAGATAAATCTCATATGACTGGGTTGTATGTACAAGCATGCACCCTACCATATACTCTTACTGGTGGTAACTTACAAGACGTACAGAATATACAGGACTCTAAACCTATATGCTATGTTGATGAGCATTGGTTGGAGTCTTATTTCTTTACTGATGAGGTAGTAGAATACCTAGATGGTAAGGTGCCTCATAATATAGAGAGAGCCTACATCAACATGGGTATACATAGTGAAACACCACGCACTCATGTAGATAGTGGTAGCAAGGGTGATAAAACTCTGCTATACTATATCAATGAGGAATGGCATAACGATTGGGGTGGTGAAACTATATTCCTATGTCCTAATTGTAAGAATATAGAATACATAACACCCTTTGTGCCTGGTAGAATTATTGTATTTGATTCCACCATTCCACATGCAGCAAGACAACAGTCATTTGCTGGTCCAACTTATAGATTTACTTTAGCAATAAAATTTAGAGCATGAGTGTATACACAATGTTCTCAGTGCCAATCATTCATTATGAGATTGAGAACTGGGCAGAGAATAAACAAAAGATAATGGCTGCTCTACCTAATCATAAGAAAGAGCACTATGAGGTCAGTGATGATTCAATCACAGGTCTTTACACAGATTTTTATAAGAATGCAGAGGTTGGTAACGATACTTTACCTGACTATGCATCAGTAGTAATTGATATTATCAAACCATATCTTCAGGACTTTACTGACCAGAGGAGAGTAGAGTTTACTGACATGTGGTACCAAACAGAGGAGTATGGATCCTCACATGGTCTACACAATCATGGACACAGTGGGTGGTCGTCAGTAATATATGTTGACTATGATCCACAGATTCATACTGCAACACAATTCTTTTCACCATTTAATAACCCTTGGAATGGTAACCTAGAAGCATATCAACCACCAGTTAAGGAAGGTGATATGGTTATCTTCCCTTCTACTATTGCACATGAAGCACTACCTAATAGCTCACGAGTACCTAGGACTGTTATATCATATAATTTAAGAGGACATACTGATGTAGTTAAGTATCAGTTGTGGCAAGGTGATCCTATTGTTAGGAGACTGGTAGAGAGACGTTATGGGGATGGTATGCAGTCATGAGTGAGAATAATATAAGTGTTGACGGTGATATAACAATCTATAAGGGAAGGATGTGCAGTAAACGCACTGACTTCGTTTGGGGAAGAGAGATAGACCATGATATATGTGATGGTCTTATGGATTTCTGGGACAATCAAAGATTCTTACCTGTTACACCAGGTCAGGTCTATGATCACGGTGATATATCTGTTAACAAAGAGTTTAAAGACTCGATGGACGTACATATACCACACCAGATTGGAATGCCTATGATACAGGACTATGTGATGGCATTACAGGAGGTACTTAATGATTACATTGAGACCTTCCCTTTCTGTGAGACATCTAGGTTTCAAATTGTTGAGCCTATGAGTCTCCAATGCTATCCTGTAGGTGGTGGGTTTAAGCAGTGGCATACTGAAAGACTCAGTGCTTTACCTGGTAATGCACATAGACACCTAGTCTTTATGACATATCTTAATGATGTCCCTGATGGTGGCACAGAATGGTATCATCAAGACCTTTACATACCAGCAAAGAAAGGGTATACTGTCATATGGCCTGCCGACTGGACTCATTTCCATAGGGGAAGGGTCAGTCATACCAAGGAGAAACAGATCATTACTGGGTGGTTCTCTTTTATATGAAGGATACCTATTATGAATACCTATTACGCCAATACAGATTAGCTATGCAAGATCAAGGGGCAATCCCCAAAGAATCTCAGGATGAAACATGGAACAGAGCACTTGATATATTCATCGAGTCTGTCCATAAACCTGACAACGCACTACGCACTTGTGCTCACAACCAGAAGTGCTATAATGAACTGATGTGGATCCGAGAGGATATCATCAAACACTTACACACATTACGGAGAAAACCATGAGCTGTGGACTACATACAAATTTAGATGCTGCCGTAGCAGCAGTGAAGAAAGCATTGACCTCTGCACTAGACGCAGACATTGCTGAGAAAGATTTAGAAGATATACTAGCAGCATATACTAACCTCAAGTCAGTTGCTGGAAGACAACCTAGTACTTTTAATACTGGCACTGGTATCACATTTGTACCAGACTCTACACTAGGTGATTCACTTGAGTTTAATGACAATATTAATATCGATACTAACCTAGCTGCAGAGACAGTTACCTTTGGCACTGACTACCTAGGTGGTGCTGGACAGGACGTGATAAGTTTTGGTGATGACATTCATAACGATGTCTAATTGAGGTGTGGGTATCCATACCTATAGGGGTTGACAGGAATTTAATCTTTGCTATATAATTATGTAACGTTACTTAACATAAGTTAACAGCATGACACAATCAGTGGCAAAGCGGTACACAACTACCGAATATGGTAAGCAAAATATATTTGCTTCCGAACCAAGAATCGAGGTCTTAGAAGACCAAGACTATTGGAAGAATGCTGAGTTGCTCAATGGTCGCCTAGCGATGATTGGTTTATTCGCAGCAGTTCACAACTATGCCATCTTCGGATGGATAATTCCAGGGATTGCTTAGTCGAAGCAGGTCTCTTTTAAATTTCTACCCCTATTAATCTAAGAAAATGACACCAGAAGCAGAAAAGTTTAACGGTTGGGCAGCTATGATCGGATTCGTAGCAGCAGTCGGTGCTTACATCACCACAGGTCAAATCATCCCAGGTATATTCTAATGGGAAATCAAGGAACCTATGATCTCTTTTGGAGATCAAACGGAAGAGCGACTATGGTCCTCTTCTGGGTGGGTGTAGCACTCTACACTAAATTCAAATACTTTGCTTAAAATCTGCAAAGTATAAATACTTATTCATAAATGTTAACATAACAACATAAATCAATGAGCGACTTTGTAGCCGCATCAGACAGTATATCACCACTAGTAGCAGTCCTCTGGGTTTTTTATCCCATGACTGCTTTAGTCTTGATAGAATTATTTTTAAGAGCCATCAATGGTGACGATGACGACGACCAAGATGGTGGCAAGATGATACCAGTAACCCTACCAACAGGAGCATAATGCATTTTATAGTTTTCGGATGTGTACTAGCAGCAACAGCATACACTAATGTGTTTCAGTTTGTAATGCAATGAACCTAGTGGAATCCACATTAGTTGCAGTACCACATGGATTGCACCCCCTACTAGAGTTAGCTCTTATAATTACTATAGGAGTGACGATAGGATGACTGGTGTACCGATTAGAATACTGTCACAAGGAACAATGGATTCCCTTGCAAAAATATAAAAACCTTAGTATAATGAAAGCACACTTCCTGATGACCATCGCTAAAATGATGGAGAGGGAAGAGATCTATAGCAAACTAAGGATGGTTAGTGATGATTGATGACTGGCGAATTGATGATGGGAAATTAGAAGAGAGGAAGCTATGTTTAGGTTGCTTTGCTTCTCGTCATGTCCCACTTAGTAAAGAGGTTTATGAATTCTCTCATGAGTTTGTCAAGTCAGGTAAGTTGACCCCTTATCTCCCAACAGAGGAGAATAATCTTCTACAAAAGGAGGTCGAAGAGTTTGCAGGTGACTACTTTAAGATGGCATGTGATGCTATACTTAAAGAATATAATGAGTGGAAAAAATGATTACGGATCTATTCCCGACAAAGATATATGAAGAGAAGGTGTCAAACTATGACACCATACAGGAAGATTTTGATAAGATAGAGGCGAGTATTGAATGGCAGAACCTATGGAATACTCATCTCATATCTGATGCAAACTTCGTAGAGAATATAATACCTGATAGTTTCGCAGAAGAATTAAAAAGACATACCTATACTTACACTGGTCGTGATGACTTTAGAGTCGCTGCATCGTGGATGTCACGGTTAGAACCAGGACAGTATAGTGTTGCACACCAGCACGGTCACGCAGATCTGTCTGGTGTTTATTATTATAAGACTACAGGAAAAGATGGAGATTTATATTTTCAAACACCTAACTTAGCAGCAACCACTACAGTCTGGTCTACTCAACCAAACTATGTGTCACTGCCACCAGTGCAAGGAAAGTTATTATTATTTCCTGGTTGGTTAACCCACGGTATACATACGAATGTGTCAAGACATACTCGTATCAGTGTATCATTTAATATAGTATTTGATAGACCATGAAGATTGTTATTGTTGGTAGTGGTACCTCTGGTTGGATGACTGCTGCTGCACTATGTAAAACATATCCTGATTGGGATATCACTATGGTAAGACATGGTGTACCTATTGGGACTGGTGAATCACTGACACCTCATGTCAATCAGTACCTACATTACATGGGTATTGATGATAAGACCTTCCTTACAAAGGCAAGAGCTACATACAAATCATCATCTAGGTTTGAGGATTTCCATAGCATAGGTCATGTCTTCCATTACCCTAATGGACAGTCAATATCTAAGCAACCACAGATGCATAACTGGATGCTTGCCAAGGCTTATTACCCTGACATATGTCCACCATTCGCAGATGTTTTCATGCCCTTCGTTACTATTGCGGAGCAGGGGAAACTTCCTTTGAATGACAGAGCATTATTTCCCTATGACATTTCTAAAGACAGAGCGTTCCACATCGATGGTGCTAAGTTCTCTGCCTATTTACAAGAGACTTTCTGTGATACTCTTACAGTGGTTGATAGTAAGGTTGACTCGGTACGTTACAACGGAGGACGAATATCAGGTGTCTTTTTGGAAAGAGGGCCGTACGACCTCAGGGCACCGTCAATTGATGCAGATCTCTATATCGACTGTACTGGGCAAGCATCTACACTAGGTGGATCTCAGAGTAGTTGGGTACCATATGAGAATATTCTTACTGACACTGCTATCGTAAGGAAGAGAGATTATATTGATAAAGATAAGGAGATGGTACCTTATACCAATGCTAAAGGTATGAGTGCTGGTTGGCAGTGGACTATACCAACGTGGGATTATATTTCAGAGGGATATGTATTCTCAAGTAAGCATCAGACTGAAGAGGAAGCGAAGGAAGAGTTTGGTGATGGTAAAGTAATTAAGTTTCGTAACGGTAGATACGAGGACGCATGGGTTGGTAACTGTGTGAAGATTGGATTGTCATATGGATTCATTGAACCCTTAGAGTCCACATCATTATTCAATACACATCACGGTATACTTTCACTCATTGATATATTATCTGACAATCCAGGTCAGTTTGAGCGTGACATATACAATCATAATATGAGAGAGCACCTCGATGGATGGAAAGAGTTTGTAGAGGCACACTATTATTATTCAAGTCGTAGAGACACATCCTTCTGGAGAGAAGCAACGGATGAGATACAGTATAAGACTGTTGATGTCCAGAGTGGTGTTGCTACCCATGAGTTTGTTAAGTTTCAGATGACAAGTGATGATCCTGTGCCCCATGATCAGACACCCATCACCTTCATCCTTGCTGGCTCAGAGTATTCCAATATCAATAAGAGGAGGTATGAGTATCATAAATATCCTCAGTTGGTATCAAAAGATACAGTTGAGATGTGGAATGTGCAGTATAATATGAGAAAGCAACTCGCTAGGGTAATGCCTACGATGCATAAATACCTCAAAGATACCTTCTTCTCATGAAATTCTTACCCGAAATCTTCGACAAGCAATCCAAGTTTAAGCCTTGGTTATGGGAGAAGTATGGCGACACATTCGATGATGAGAAGTATAAGAAGAAGAGAGAAGAGAATGAGAAGGAGTTAAAGTATAAGAAAGATCGTATGATGCACGGCAAGAAGAAGGTCGGGCACTCTAAAGATTCTCCAACCTATAAACAGTTTCTTGCTAAGGCAAAGGAGACAGGACTAAGGAGAGGTGAGGTTAAGAGATACGATAAGAATAAAAAGAAATGGGTAAGTAATAAAGATTAATGTTTGCTTTAATATACATAGCCATCAGCATTTATCTCTTCTATCAAGCGTTGAGATTAATGTCTGGTGGTTTTAAAGCAGCTCAAGAGATCAGTCAACCAGTAGTAGAGAAGAGACAAGTGACACGTGCTATCCATCCTGAGATGGCAGACGTAAAGAATGGTGATGAGTTAATGGTTGTTAAGTTTAGGCAGGAATCAACCGATCCTATGCTACAATCATTAAAGAATCGTCTTAACAATGGTCCTCAGATAGATGACCCTTGGGATGACGATGAAGATGACGGTGACGGTGATGTACCTGCATTAATTAAACGATGAAAGAATTTTTATTTTTTATGGCAAACTTTTTGGACTTCTGGTTCCTACCTTTTATTATTATGTTCGTAGTTGCTCTTATCATAGAGCAAGTGATAAGGAGACAGGATGATGAGCAGAAAATTGAGACTGCTATGAGAGTCAGGAAGTTTTTATGGAGACAGAATATACTCCTTAATTTCTCTTGGTTCCTATGCTATTTCCTCTTAATGTTTATGCTAAGAGGACAGCAGACACCAATGCCTGACATGATCTGGAAAGGATAACATGCTATCCAGTGAACAACTATTGAAAATCTATATACAGGTAAGGAAAGTGAAGGTTCCTTATAAACCCAAACGTAAATGGTATAACGTTGCGACCTATGGATAGAGAAAGAGAACCTTGGGAGTCACCACTAGATGATGAGGAATGGTCTTCATCACAAGAGTCTGGTGATATCCTATTTGATGATGAGCCTGTATTAAAATTGGACTTTCACGACTACAAAGGATGAAGAAACCACTGCACAGATTACCATTAGATGAATGGTTTGATGATGTACCACACCCTTATGATAATTGGCCCATGGCAACAGATAAAACCCCCACAGAAAGATTACATGATGATATGAGAAAAGAATATGGTTATGAGAACCCTCGACCAGAGGAAGAAGCAGCAGACATACATCAGAAGATGTACGAGATTGCAACAGCAAGAAACAATCCCTT